TCAGGCGGAGCAGGTATATTTAGTTCTAGTTTAAGGGACGCGATAAATGCAGGTACTGGTGAAGGAGGAGGATTAAAGACTTTTGTTAATACTTTATTTGGCACTAAATGGGGCGAGGGTGCAACAGGCGGATACGTAACTAAGAAAGGAATTCAAGGATTCGCAGGCGGTGGAAAAGTTCCCGGTGTTTATAAAGGAAAAGATTCAGTACCAGCAATGCTTAGTCCCGGGGAGACTGTATTAACTCCTGGACAACTAAAAGGAATAGGTGGCTCAAATACAGTAGTTAATGTTAATATGGGAGAAGGAGGAGCTACAATTTCAGGTCAACAATCAGATTCAGCATCTGCAGCAGCTTTTGGTAAAGCAATTGCAGGAGCAGTTAATAAAGAAATAGCAAAACAAAAAAGAATAGGAGGAACTCTCTATACGCAAGGTCCGGGAGGATGGTAGGAATAAACAATGGCACATTTTACAGACGGAACAAACGATTTTACAGCAGATAAAGGATTAAGTAGAACAACAACACCAAGTATTTTTATTCAAAAATTCGGAGACGGATATGAACAAAGATTAGCTAGGGGTATAAATCCTTTTACTCAAGGTTATTCAGCAAGTTTTACAACTAGAACTAGAGCAGAAGCTATAAATATTATAAACTTTCTTGAAGATAAAAATGCTGTAACAAGTTTTGTATTTGCACCACCTGAGCTAGGAAGTAAAACAGCAGAAACTTCTTTTAGTAGTACTGTAATAACAAGTAGTGGTTTAGATACAACAGTATTAAGTCCAAGTACTCCCTCCCATATATTAGTTACAGGAAGTACTAATAATGATGGAGGTTACACACTTGATCAATCTTCTACTGCTACAAATAATGCTACCACATTAACTATTACAGCTTCTTTAACTAGTGAAAGTAATGCAGCAGATGTACTTATTCAAGCAGGTATAAAAGTAGTTTGTCCTGAATGGGATCTTTCATATGATTATGGAAACTTTTATTCTGTTGCTGCAACATTTAACAGGGTTTATGAAGCATGACAGACTTAATAAAAGATGTACAAAAACAAGATCCAGGATCTAGATTAATAATTTTATTCGAATTAGAATTAGATACTGATATTAGTACTAATTCTTATGCTTATTTTCATTCAGGATTAGAAGGTGATCTCACAACTATTCAATTCAGAAAAGCAACAGCAAATAGTAAAACTCAGAAATATGATGCAGTAGAGTACAAAGCTATCCCTATAGATGCATCAGGGTTTGCAGCAGGAGATGGTCCTTCTGCTCGTCCAACACTTTCTATGGCTAATATTTTAACAAATTTCAGTGATGCATTAGAAGGATTAACTAATGAAGATTTATTAGGTAATAAAGTAATTAGAAGAAAAACTTTATATAAATATTGTGTAGGACAAAGTGGAGATTTAGGAGAATATTCTGCTCCTTTAGAGTTTCCAAAAGACATTTATTTTATAGATAGAATAGCCTTAGAAAGTCCAATATTAGTTAGTTTTGAATTAGTAAGTGCATATGATTTAGAAAGTGTTAAACTCCCAAAAAGAAATATAGTTGGAAATGCATGTCCTTGGAGATATCAAGGAGCAGATGACGATTTAGCTGCAGAAGATAGAGTAGGAGGATGTACATGGAGCCGTTTTTCTAGAGCAGGTGATAAAACTAATTTTGTTAATGAAGAAGACGAACCTGTAATACCTATAACTTCGGCCCCTACAAGTAATTATACTTCAAATGATGCAATAACTGCAAATTATATTTATAGGCAACCAAAAACAGGACTTTATAGAATAGAACCAGATGGAGTAATATTAATTAATGATGATACTAATAATCCTGTTTATGATTATTGGCAAGCTACGAAAGCTGAAAGTAATCCAGGAGCTCCTTCAGATACAAATACATTTTTTAGAAGAGTAAGAGTTTATAAAGAATATAATATAGGAGAAAAATGGATAAATGCATATACAGATATAAGCTATAATGATTATGTGGTATATACAATAGGATTAGACCCAAATGATAAACGTACTTTAGAGGACTATCCTAAACTTTTTCAAGTAAAAAATCAAACTCAAGAAGGTGGAAATTACAAGCCAAAAGATAATGGGTTTCCTCAATTTGGAAATTATTGGAAAACAGGAGATGTGTGTGGAAAAACTATGAGTTCTTGTACACAAAGATATCAATATAGTGAAACTAATATAAATGCAAGTAGTGATAAAGGACCTAACTATAATAGAAATGAAGCAATTCAAATACAGTTTGGAGGCTTTCCAACATCAAGAAAGTATGGAAGATGATTACTCATTTAGTACCAAGAATTTATAAATACTTAGAAGAAAGATACCCTAGAGAAGCGTGTGGTTTAATAACTTTAAATGATAAAGAAGTAAATTGGGTTCCAATTAAAAATATATCAGAAAATGCTGATAATTTTCAAATGGACACAAAAGAGTATATACAGACAGCATTAAAAAATAAAATAATAGGTGTATTACATAGTCATATAGATATTAGTGCAGAACCTAGTGATTTTGATAAAAAACAATGTAACGGATTAAACTTAGATTATTATATAATTAGTTTACCAAGTAAAGAGTTATACCACTTAAAACCAGAAATAAAATGAATAAAGTACATTTAATGGGAGATATAGGGGATAAGTTTGGATATGAATGGTCTATGAATGTATCTGACTATGGAGAAATAATTAGATTAATAGACTGTCAAAGAGAGGGATTTAAACAATATTTAATTGAATCTGAAGAAAACGAAATTGGGTTTGTAATTCAAAGAGCAGATGAATATATAAATGATGAATCAGAATTACTTCTAAACTTAAATGATGAAGATATAATTATTACTGCAGTACCTCTGGGAGCAGGTACAGATTCGGGCAAGGGTGGTTTTATGGGCACTGGTTGGGGTAAAATAATTATAGGAACAATTTTAATTGTTATTGGCTACCACTTTCCAATGCTTATGGGAGCCCTCGGTAATACTATTGCCGGTCCTGCGGTTTGGGCAACAATGGTGGGTGGTTCAATGATGGTAATGGGAACAACTTTAATACTAGAAGGTGTACACCAACTAATGCTAGGAGATATAGATAAGAAAAAGCAACAAGAAGGTTATTTATTTGATGGTGGAAATAATAATATATTACAAGGACAGCCCATACCTCTTTTATATGGAGAGTTATTAATAGCAGGAACCCCTATAAGTGCCTCAATGTCTAATAATGCTATACCATTATCTTATTTAGAATATACAGATAGAGATTATACTAATAGTAATTCTTTATATGCAACGAACTATAAAAATGCACAAAATGCCGGAAATGCACAAGCAGGTACATCAGGTGGAACAGTAGTAGATGCACATGATGATTATTACGTAGAAGAGAGATAAATGAATAAAGTACATTTAGTAGGAGATATTGGAGATAAATTTGGATACGAATGGTCTATGAATGTATCTAATTATGGAGAAATAATTAGATTAATAGACTGTCAAAGAGAGGGATTTAGAAAATATTTAATTGAAACTGAAGAAAACGAAATTGGGTTTGTAATTCAAAGAGCAGATGAATATATAAATGATGAATCAGTATTACTTCTAAATTTAAATAATGAAGATATAATTATTACCGCAGTACCTTTAGGGGCAGGAAAAGACAAAGGAAAAGGCGGCTTTATGGGTACTGGTATGGGTAAAATAATTATAGGAGTAACTTTAATAGTTATAGGGTATTATGTTAGTGGAACAGTTGATTGGGGTATACAATATGCAGAAGGTAGTAAATGGGCGGCATTTATGGAATATGTAGGGGGAGCTCTGATAACAGTAGGAACACAACTAACGACGCAAGGTGTGGAACAAATGTTAATAGGAGATATAGATAAAGAAAAGCAAGAAGAAGGTTACTTATTTGATGGTGGAAGTAATACTATATTACAAGGACAGCCTGTACCTCTTTTATATGGAGAGATGCTGATAGCGGGAACTCCTATAAGTGCTTCAATGTCTACTAATGCTATACCTTTAAATTATTTAGAATATACAGATAGAGATTATACTAATAGTAATACTCTATATGCAACGAATTATAAAAATGCACAAAACGCAGGAAACGATGCAGCAGGTACATCAGGTGGAACAGTAACTGATGCACATGATGACCCTGAAGTAGAGGAGAGATAAATGTCAGGATGGGATGAAGGAGCTTGGAAAAAATATGGCTTAGCAGGAGCCGAGGGTATTTTTGCTTCTGAAAATACAGAACAATATGCAGTTGTTTTTGATTTAATATCTGAAGGAGAAATACACGGCTTAATAAATGGGCCCTCCTCTATTTATCTTAATTCTACTCCTATGTTAGATGAAGGTATTTGGCTTACATCAGGTCCTAGGAAAACCTATAAAGCAAGTTTAGATATTACTACAAATGATGATAGAGTTACTGTAGATGCAGAAGAAGAATTTTTTGATAATAGAGTAATAGACAGTACTAAACATCAATATTTATTGCTTGAAGGAGCTGGTAAATCAACAACTAGTTCTGGAGGAGTTACTTTTGCAGGAACTTCAGTAGGGGGACCAGTGGGAAATGAAGCTCAAACTTTAATAACTGCTAGTGGTAGTTTTTTCACTGAAGCTATGGCTACAGGAGATGAACCCTATACTCCCATGATAACTATAAAAGGAGCAGGAATGGGTGGAACAGATTATCATGGGTATATACAAAGATATGTTAGTGCAACTCAAGCATATGTAATGCCTGGAATATATAACTCAGTAACAACAGCTATAGGGTATTTAGATCATGTATCTAAAATAACGGCTTTTAATGCTAATTTAGATTATTGTACATTAGAAGATGCAGCCCTTACTTCAGTTACAACTCAAACTTGTATTTTATTTCATGAAACAGATATTACATGGAATCCAAATTCGGAAGATAAAGAATGGAACTACGAAAGTGTGGGAGCAAGTTTTAATGCAGGCACTTTATATCAGAAACCTATGACATCTTTTGGTAAGGCTATTCCTACTGCAAGTTATCTTTATGTACCAAAAACTCAATTACTACAAAATGCAGATTATGAATCTAAAACATCTGCACCAACAGCATGGAATGAAAGTGGAAGTGAAGAAACTTTTTCAGGTACTGCAAGTGATACTATTGTAACAGCACAAGATATGTCTGTTCCAAGTGCGGGTTTAATAGATCAAATAAAAATAACTATTGATTTTCCTCAAGGATTATATTCAATAGATAATCATGATGGAGATGAAGGCCCTAATTGGAGTGAACTTCAAATATGGTTCGAATATGTAGAACCAGGAGCTAATAGTTTTACATCAAAAATAGCTTTTGGAAGAGAAACTCTAATGAATTCAAACGGAGTTTTAGAGGATCCTGATGCATATGGATGGACAGGTCCAAATAGACAAGCAAGTAATGCTTTTATTGTATCAGGTCCTACACATCAGGCTTTTGCAGAAGAGTTTCTTATAGATGCAACACCTTTTCAACCTTTTGATGATTGGAGAATAAGAATTAAAAAAGTTAATTCAGATAATTTTCGCAAAGGATCAAATTCTTGGACTATGTATGGCGTTACCATATTACAAGCTTTAGAAGCACAAATTACAGATAAATTAAGTTATCCATTAACAGCATATGCAGGAGTAACTTTTAGTGCTGAAGATTTTAAAACTTTTCCTATAAGACAATATCATGTTAAAGGTTTAAAAGTTCAAGTACCCAGTAATTATCTTACAAGAGATGAAACAAATGGAGCAGCTAGATATGAGAGAAATCCATCTACAGGAGTAGATGCAGGAAGTTATCAAGATTGGGATGGTAATTTTAGAGGAGACTTTGGCACTTTTAGTGAATCTAGTGTAAATCATAATAAAATGTATTGTAATAATCCTGCTTGGGTATTTTATGATCTATGCATAAATCCTGTATATGGATTAGGGAGTATTATAACAGATAATACATTAGTTGATAAATATGCATTATATAAAATAGCAAGATACTGTGATGAATTAGTTCCAGATGGAGAAGGAGGTACAGAGCCCCGCTTTACATGTAATCATTATATTAATAAACAAGGAGACGCTTATAAAGTTTTATCAGATTTTGCTTCTATATTTAGAGGTATGCTTTATTGGATGAATGGGCAATTAACTCCTGTTCAAGATAGATTAAAACTACCTTTATATACATTTAATCAAACAAATGTTATGACAGGAACTTTTGCTTATCAAGGTTCTTCAGATAGACAAAAACCTAATCAAATAATTGTAAGTTGGAATAATCCTAAGAATAAATTTTTACAAGAAGTAGAGATAGTAGAAGATGTGGAAAACATTGTAAGGACGAAAAAAATAAAAACAAAAAGTGTGGCTGGTTTTGGTTGTACTAGTCAAGCACAAGCACACAGATTAGGTCAATGGATGCTTTTAGTCAATAAACTAGAAACAGAAGTAGTTACTTTTCAAAGTGCTACAAACGCTCTTTTTGTAAGACCAGGAGATGTAATTAATATTCAAGATGGTGATAGGAAAAAGATACAATTTAGTGGAAGAGTATCTAATGAAGGAACTAGAGATTTATTTAATGTTCCATTAGACAGAGAAATAACACTATATCCAAATAGTAATTATATTTTACATATTGTATTTGGAACAGGAGGTGCTTTTATTGGACAAGATAGCGCTGATATAAATGGTATAACATATTTAAGAGGAGATATTATACTTAAAGATAAAACTGGAGCGTCTATAGATACAGAATTAAAATCTGTAAATGTACTAGATGATAGTGG